TAATTTATATGAAATTCCATTTATATTTATTGATTTATTTTATATATATTAAATTACATAATCTCTACTGTTGATTCAAATCGTAATTCAATAGTTCCGTCGCATACTATACTACCTGCGAGTGCTTCACGACTCCATGTTGAACCTGGAAATGCAGTACCTGATACATTAAATAAACCAAATTCTTGCAAATTTAACCCACTTGCTTGAACTGAATTTAAATCACCTGTAAATAATACTTTTCTTGCATCAGTAAAATTTGGACTACCTGTCATAGCGAATCTTAATTTCTCGTCTACTAATACTACGTTACTTACGTCTTCTGTACCTGAACCGGCGCCTGCACCATAATATTGTATGTGTTCAGTTGGTAAACTACTTCCAAGTAATAAAGCTATTCGTTCTCTTCCGTGTGTTGTAAATGTCACCTTATCCTCCTTAATTTAATTCTAACCATAATCAAAACTTTGTATTCCAAAGCCTCCTGGTCCTTCACTACCTGCATCATTATATGAACCAGTAACCGAATAATCATTTCCACCACTAAGTTGTAAAGCAAATGGACTAAACGCACTTGCTGAACCAGTATAAGACCCTGCTAAGTATCCTTGGTCTGTTCCAGATGCTAAATGCCATGGATTTATTGGAGGTGTAAAATCAGTTGCATACAAGTGATATTGTGACCCAGTAACTGTACTAGTATAAACACTATAATGACTTCCAACAACAGTACATTCTTCTTTTGATTGAATTAATCTTGTTACTACATCTGAATCTGAAATATCTGGAGATTCTATATTTACTAAACGTTTATCTAACTCTTTCATTTTGTCTGTTATGTCTAATAGTTTTTTCGATAAAACAAGTGTAATTGTAGAATTTTCTTGAATAGAATTCTTATTAAAATCATATTGCATTTCTACTATACTCATAGAAATTTCACTCATATTAAAATTACTTAAGTCATACACAACTGTTTGACCTGGCGTGAAAGTAAACCATCCTTTTAATTTACACTTAAGCCTATTGAGTGGATTTGAATCTTGGAGTGAACCTTGTAATAAATCTAATGCTGTGTTTGGATCTTTAATTGATTTGTTTCGTATTACTTTAACTTTTGGACCATAGAATTTTATTGAATCATCGTTCTGTCCTCTCTTAACGATTGGCAATTCTCTTTGATAATTTACTATAACACTTCCCCCAGACGGAGGAATTGAACTATATCCAATATCTGTTCCTGATAAAAATATAACTTGACTATCGAAAAAATTTACTGCATAGTCTGGCCCGCTTGTAGGAGTCAAGTTAATATCTTTAACAGAACCCTTTAATGAATTTCCCAAGTAAAGTACTTCTGTATTATGTGGTCTTGATATAAGCTCAAACACACTTCCTCCTACAGGACTACCTATTGATAATTGTTCTTTAAATCCACTTAAATACCTATCTCCATATACATAAACAACGTTTGACATTCCTTCTCTTGACCTGTTTAGGTCTGTGTCAATTAAATTATTTTGAGAATCCCCTATAGTAACACCTGAACTACTTGATTTTCTTTCTATCCAGTGTAAGTCCTTGTCTTCGTCTATCCAAAAAATAGAATTAGACATCATTGCTAATTCTTCAAGCGCATCAAAAAGAGATTCATGGTTGTAAGACATTCTATTCAATGTTGTAGTAGTTACTTCAACATTAGTTGTTGTAATGTCTGGCACAGAATTAGAAGTAAGTAAGTGTGTTACTATACTACTTGTCTCAGTATTATTGAATACTTGTGGTTGTGCTGTTATGTCTTGAAGTCTTAGACTGAAATCACGTCCACTTAATGTTAATTTTTGTGTACTCTCTTTTCCAGTAAATTTTATCTTCTCTAGTACTCCGCTAAATATTTTTGTTGTTGCGTCTGTTTCGTCTGCAAATATATCAATCGTTTGACCTACGGTGAAATCTGACTTATGTTTTCCAAAAGGAGTATCAAATATAGCAGTAAAAGTACTACTCGCATTAGAATCATGCATCGTTCTGTTTACTTTAATATTTAACACATCATCGTATGTAACGCTATCTGCTTGGAATTTATTTTTAATCATAATGAAAGTTTTCCTCCTAGTTCATCTGAAAGAGCTCTACTTATTTCTTCTGGGTCTGTTCCGTATACATTATCTATCTTTACATTTATAGCTCTTAAATTTGCTTCTGCCTCTGCTCTACGTGCTAATCTATTCGTTTCTAATTCCATACTCAATGCTCCCAAATCAGTCATTTCAGCTTTTATTGCAGAAAAATCTGCCTCAGGAATTAGTGGTATTGATATTCCTGGAATTTTATTTATTATTTTAATCATCCAATTTAAACTTTTAACTACAGCATTAATCGAACCTTCTAAAAATCCTACAATACTATTCCAAACAAATTTGAAAGCATTACCAATTCCTGCCCATATAATCTTCCAGACATCAGCAAATCTTTGAAAGAATAATAACATTTCACTACCCACTTTCATTCCAAATTTAGCTGTATCTGACATTATTTTCCCAAAATTCTTGAATATAAGAATGATTCCAGTTATTGCGGCAGCAATTGCAAGTATTATAAGTAACCATGGAGAAGAAACTAATGTTACTAAAGCAACTGCTGCTGCTACTAATAATAATGCGGCTGCTACTGCTGCAAATATCACAATTGCTTGCTTAACAGGACCTGGCAAATTAGAAAACCAATCAAATATTTTTCTTATTGCTTGGATTAAAGGTAATAATGCTGGCATTAATACTTCTGCTATTTCTAATTGCATGGCTGTAAATGCATTTTTAGCTAATTGAACTTGATTTGCAGTAGAAGTTATTGCTATATTATACTCTTCATCAAGAGATGTTGCATTTTTAAATTGTTTTCCAGATTCTGCAATTAACTTATTCATTTCAGGAAGATTATTTGAAAGTTTATTAATAGCTGATGCTCCTACTGTTCCAAAAATATCAATAGCTTTAGCTTGTCTTTCTAATGGGTCTTCTATTTCTGATATACGGTTAATTAATGTTAAAATGGCTTGATCTGCATCTACCGCAAATGCTTTTTTAAAGTCTGGCATAAACTCTACAACTTCATCCATCTTCTTTACTACACTATCAAAAGCACTTCTTAGTTTTGTACCTGCTCTTTCTGCTGGCTCACCTGATGCAATCAAAGCAGCAGATAACCCTGTAACTACCTCAGTGGATAATCCAAGTGTTTTAGCAGAACCAGCAACCCTTTTCATAGCACTTACAATTTCACTTGAACTCGCAGCACTAATATTGGACAATTCATTGATTGCTGAACCTAATTTATTTGCTTCTTCTATTGGTAATCCCATGGCATTAGAAATTTTAGCCAAAGCAAGTCCTGCCTCTTCTGCAGATAATTCTGTAGCAATAGACATTTTAGCAACTGTTTCTGTAAAACTCTTTATATTTTCTGTACCTTGAATACCTAATTGACCTGCTACTTCACCAATTTGTGCTAATTCAGTAACCGTCAAAGGCATTACTTTAGAGAAATCAATAAATTCTTTTCTTAATCCATCAATAGCTTTTGCAGATAAACCAGTTGTCTTTCTTACTCCAACCATTGCTGTTTCTAATTCTATAGATGTATCAATAGCTTTTTTTAATCCAAATGCTATAACTCCTCCTATTGCTCCCATAGCTAAAGCTGACTTTCTAAAACTCTGCATAGTTAGACCTACCTTTTTAAACGTAGCAGAAAATTTATCCTGTGCGCTTATTACTATATTTACTGCTCCTTGTCCAAATACCATTATTTTCTTTTAGCCTTCCTTAAGGCTTTTTTATTTTCCTGATTTACTTTTTTCATATACTTAACTACTCCATTATATTCCGAAATAGATAAATCATATACATCACTCAAACTCCACTTAAAGTAATCACAAATAGCCAACTCGTTACTTATTGAGTTGGCTTTGGAAAATTTTCAGAATCGATATTATTAATTTCATTTACTTTTTTCATTAACTCTATACCTGTACTCATTCCAATATTATCATATTCTTCATCTGTAATTCCAGTAGAAAGTTGTAGTAATTTTTTAGCAGATTCAGATTTACCTAAATCCTGAAGCTCAGCTACATCTTTATACTTCATTTCTGTAATAGTATATTCTTTTCCTTCTATTTCCAATGTTTCTTTTTTCATTATTTATCCTCCTGTTTTTAGTTGTGCCTTTCGGCTGTTCCCTTCAAATGGGAACAATTAAAAATTTAAAATGCTTCGTATAGTACTCTGTCGAATGCTGAACCTATAACGCTTTGTGGACTGATTTCCATAGTATACTCACTTACGCCTTCCATTGTGGTTGGAACATCCATGCTCGTTATTTTACATCCACTCATAAA